AATTACCAGCAAGGACATTAACTAATTCCTCGTCGTCAATGGTGACACCGCTTCTCGCCAAGTCCTGCATCGCCTGTTCAAAACTTGAAGCGGCCAGCGCCGTTCTGGCCTCACTCCCTGATGCCACAGCCAGCATCTTTCCCTGCTGATCATCCATCATGTCCATTATCGACTGCTGGGTCGCAGCCTCGGCGGCTGTAAAAGGATCCCCGTCCATGTTCAGGATATCCCCATACACATCACCGGCCCCCTCGGGCATCAGCATATCTGGTGGTACAGTAGGCGTGGTCGCGTGGTGAGAGATATCGCCCGTGAGGACGATGCTCATAAGATCTTCTGGGCCGCCCCCCTGGCGAACAAGATTCGCCACCTCTTGAAATGCAGTTGCGATGTGAGCCATTGGATCGGTGGTAGCCATATTATCCTCGCGGCCCTACCAGGCCCATTCTTCTGAGTCTCTCTCCCTCACCCTGGGCTCCCGGCCGGGGCTGCCCTGGCGGCACTACGGGCCCTGCTTGCGGGGTTGGCACAGGTGGCGGCATCCCTGCCATTGCCGGGGGCATCACCCCTGGCGGCGGCATCCCGGGCGGGCCGGGCGGCATACCAGGTGGCGGGGCACCAGGAGGCATTGGAGGCAATGCGCCCGGGGATGGGCCGGGCGGTGCCCCGCCTCCAAGATTATCGGCTAATGCCTTGGCCTTACTCAAGAGGAGCATGGTCAGCTCACCGGCATAGAACTTGGCCAGCTCTTCGCGTCCCTGCTTCATAGCTGCCTGGTATAGAGTCCAGAGCCCTGCTTCCGGTAGGGTGCGTTCGGCTATCTGCTCCTTGATGGCATCGTCGATCTGGTCTGCGTCCTGTATCCCCAGGATATTGTCCCTTACCCAGAGATCTGGCATGAGCGGGGTAGGCCCCTCTCGGGCGATTTGTGCCATGGAGTACTTGGTCATGTCGTCCTGCGGGAGCCGAGCGACTACCGAGACATGTATGTTGCCGCCGTCCTTGACCTTCTCTGGCGTTATGGTCTCAGAGAAGTACATCCGGTTGTTGTCCCGCCCGGTCAGCTCCATGGCCTTGAACGCCCCGGAGGAGTACTGGTCGCAGACCAGGTTGCATATCTGGGAGTACGCCCTCTCCAGGGACATGATCCTGGGAGAAAGCACGGTCTCTACGCCCTGCCTGAGCGTATTTATGGCAAAGCCCGATAGCTGGAACTGTAGCTCCCCGTAGATCGAGTGAGGGATAGACCCTCGCTGCATCTCGCCCGAGACCAGCCCCATGAACGCGCCCGTCTCCCTGGCCACCTCCAGCAGGCCCAGGGGCTCAACCTCCTCTCCCTGGCCCAGGGCTATCTCGGTGCCTTCCTGGTACGGGTCTTCCTCCAGGGTCTTGGTGCCGTCCCGGGAGCGGATCTTGAGTCCTTGCTTACGCGACCTTGCGGTCAGCTCGAGCATGACGCTCATCATAAAGTTGTGGTTGTCGTACATCTCCCGGGTGGCCTTGAACACGGACTCCCCGTAGTCGTCCACCGTGTCCTCTATCGAAGACCACTCCAGGGACTGCACCAGCGGGTTGGCTCCTACGGGCCCCAGGAATATAGGCACCGTCCCGCATTCCACATCGGGGCTGGTATGGCGTGTGCGCGGCTTGATGAACCTGTGAGGGATCGCAACGAAATTATCTTCACGGTCATAGAAGTCATAGACATCTATCCCGTCTTCATCCTCGCGCTCGGTGCCAAGGCGCACGTTGTACTGGCGCTCTATCTCACTCCGGGTCTTCTTGGCCTTGTAGCAGGCCCAGGCCAGCCCGTCAGCGTCGGTGCCCCAGTAAGTATGCATGGGATCCCAGGGCGTTATATCGACGTAGGTGGTGTCCTCATCGCGTTTTACCAGAAGCGCCCTGCCCGCATACCAGCCCCGCAGGGTTATGTACCAGGCAAGCTGGCTCTGCAAGCTGGGCAGTAATCTATTGGCCAATCTCTCATCGGCCGCCTCGATGGCACCGATGATGAAACGCTCCTTGTCGTTGTTGATCTCACGGGTGTTGCGGGGGTTCCCGTTGGGCGGTATGCGGATAATCCGGTCTGCCCCGGCAAGCCATGAGATGATCTTGTCAGCGTAGGTCTGGGGCTCGTTGGAGGTATAGCTGCGGTAGCCGTCCCCCGCATCGTAGGGAGACAGGCGATAGAGCTTATGATCCCTGTCCATACGAGTACGGAGCGGCTCCGTCACATCGTAGTGGGTTTCTACCAGGCCAATGATCTCTTCGACTTTACGACGAGCCATCTAGGCCCACCTCTTAACCCTGATAAAGCTTCGGTTGCCTATGTGGCCGTACCCATAGCGATCTACCAGACCGTAGACCATAGCCTTAACCCCATGGTTGTTCTTGTCCTCCGGGGTCTCGCCCACTATGTTACCATCTCTGTCCATTTTCCAGCGATAGGCCCTGGTTTGTCCATCAATGGGGCTCGGCACGACACCGAATTCTGACAAAATCCCCGCACACTTTGGATTAAAAATCACTTTTGGGACATTAGAAACGGGATCGGGCTTCAAAAAGCTCTTTAGCCTTTCCGTGCCCTCGTTGATCCTGACCCTTTGCGCGGACAGGTAGACCCCTGTTTCGGCCAGCCATGTCTCTGCGGGGGCTGACATTGCCTGGTGCTGATAGCCCGCGATATCGATCACGCCAGCTGAGACATCCTTCCACCACGGCCGTGAGCGGGCAACGTCTATGATCTCGGTGGTGATAAGCCCCTGCTCGTAGATCTCGTCGATGACGTTTATCTGCCCGTTGATATCCTGAATGACCTCTACGGCATAGGCCCCTGCATACCCCGGGTCTATCCAGAGCTGCACGGGTTCCCCGGGAGACCACTGGGCTTCCGTCCTGACATGGATGTCGGAGCGGAACTCTGCGAACACCAGCCCTTGCGGGGGCGAGGGGATACCTTCGATGCGCTCCATGAAGAAATCATCGGAGGCCATCGCCTTGAGGCGCAGGATCTCCGGGTCTGACTTGCCGCCGGGGTAGAGATACAGGTTGGAGTAGCTGGGCAGGGAGAAGCTCTGCTCCTCGTCCCCTCCACGCTGCCAGGTCTGGAACAGGTGAGGATACCAGCCCAGAGACCCCTCGAAAGTCCCGGCTAAAAACAGCCAGCCCCTCTTCGGGGCGCACCTGCCCCTGAGCCTGTGAAAGGAATCCAGGTCTAGCTGGGATGCCTCGCACCCGATGATGCCGTTAGGGGCCCTCATGGCCAGGGTGCGGGGGTCTTTGGCCGACTTGGTCTCGATGCGGGTGCCGTCTGCGAGTATGATCCTGCCCGGGTCTACCCGCTTGGATGCCTCAGACAGTATGCCCAGGGTGGCAAAGTCCTGCACCAGGTAGTCAAACTCGGCACGGGTACGCTCGTAGTCTGCGGCAACCAGCCAGTACAGCCCGGGTTCCTCATTCTCAAGGAATCGGGAGACCAGGTACTTCGAGGCCACCATGGACTTCCCGGCCTGCTCACCCCCGGCTACGAGGATGAACCGCTTGCGACACTCGACTATGGGCTTTTGCTTCGCAGTAGGATCAAACTCCAGCTTCGAGAACAGGTAGTCAACTATGTTGGGGTTAAGAGCGGTTGTCATCGTCTGACGGCTTCGTTCGAGATAGCAGCTTCTCCACCTGGTCTATCGCATTGCGACGGGCCTGATCCTCCTCCGTGACCACCGGGGCAGACACCCCCGTGTCGCGCCTCTTAGCGTCCCTGGCCCACCGCTTCCACTCGACCATCATCTCCTTGACCTCCGCAGAGGCCCCGGCCGCGTCCCGCTTGTACTTCTCAGGCCAGTGCGCGTTGATCAATGCCAGGATCAAGACCGGGTTGTCCGAGGGCTTTTGCTCCTTCACCCTCTCCCACATCGTGTCCTGTATAAGCTCCCGAAACATCTCCCGGGCCGTAGCCATCTTCGCCTTGAAGTTGAGTATGTCCATGCGCTGCCAGTCACCTACCGTACTCCTCCCAACCTCTGTGAGAAGACACGCCTTGCGGACAGTCCCCACCTCCCCGTAAGCCTTCAGAAACGCCGTCTGCCTAGCCTCTATTTCCTTCGGGGACTTTGTTCCCTTGTATACCCTGCTTGACCTCTTCCTTGCTACCATCGGCCCCTTGCCTCCTGTCAGACCAATAAAACGTGTCCTCCAACGAGTTGCGGAACTCCTGCTCCTCAAAGCATACCCTGCATATACCACGCGAGACCGGCCCGTTCGGAGGACTGATTACCCAGTGGTGTGCATGATCCGTGCCCGTTAACCCCACTCGGCCTGACCGGTAGCCCGTTATCCAGTCCCTTACCGTCGTCCTCGGAACATCGATCACCTCAGCTATAGCCCTCTGCGAATATCCAGCCATGTGCCCCAGGATAGCCGAGGTCACGACTGCCGCAGAATAGCTTCGAGATCTTATTCCCATAGAGCCTAGTTATATATGACCCCTTCCCCGCATGTCAATGTACATACCCAAGTCCCACCCCCCTTTAGGGGGGGGTGGGCTTGTACCTAGAGCTAGAAACTAGCCCCCTGGGTGGTGCAACATTGCTATGTTTCATTGAAACATGACGGATTGCGCTGAAATTTCAAGATGTTGCAGATGAAACAAGCTGTTTCACATGATGAAACATGATGAAACAAGCAACGTGGCCAAGGCCCTTTGTTGCAGAATGTCTGGCACGGGTAGAGGTATTCTAATATAGAAAGCGCCAAGCCATGCCCCCTCGGGCCCCGAAGGGGCCCGGTGCTGGCCGAGTCTCACCCGGGCCCGTTCCTTGGTCTTGGCACCGGCCGGGCCCGCTGGCCGGGCTCCGGGCCCGGGCTTTTGGCCAGTCTGGTCGCTGTCTAGGCTACTCGCAACCCCGCTATTGGTTGACATCTTTCCGTTATGCGTGTATAAAGTAAGGGCCCGGCGGCTCCGAGGAGCCAAATCAACAACCGGGCCGGGGCCCTACGGGGCCCCACGCAGGAGCGATGACATGGTGGCAACAGCGAAGGCGAAGGCAACGAGCAGGAACCTACGAGCAGGAGCCTACGGCGACCCGGCGTTTGTGCGGTACGAGGTATGGGCCGCGCTATACGGCGACGACACCGAGGGCACGGGCTACACTCACCAATGGCGAACGTGTGACCAACGGATGAAGCGGTACTTCATGGCCAGCGTACAGACAGCAGCAGAAGCAGCAGAAGCGCAGGCTATGGGATGGCGCACGTACCGTGTCGATCTTGAGGGCACCGGGCCCGTTGACGGCGAAGTCTGGTGCCCTGAACAGACCCGTGGTATTTCCTGCGACGACTGCCGCCTGTGCGGCGGTACGGCGAAGGCGGCGAAGAACATAGTGATCACCCCCATTGGCAAGGGCTCCGGGCCCGCCAAATGCTACGTCAATACCGGATGGGCCGCATGGTACAAGTCATGGGCCGCTGGCAATGTGCCAGCGGTTGACCCGGCGACGTTGGGCCGGTACCTTGCCGGGCTCGAGCCCGGGCTCCGGTTCAAGACTGTTGAAGCTTGGCGCGGCGCTTCTCCGGTAGACGGTGCGCCGATAGTAATGATCATGACCGGCCTATCGCCCCTGGCATCCGAGCAGTCAGTCAATCGCAAGACCGGCCCGATGGTACAAACCCACATCGTGCGGCAGGATATGGCACCAGTCGTGGCCATGATGTCAGGCGCTGACCGATACATATGCGGCGATTGCCCACTTCGACCCGCCACCGTCAAGGCGGCCGCAGCCTAGACGCACCAACTAGCACGGACACGGAAGGGGGTATGCCTATGGAC